AGTACGCCCAGCCCCAGATACAGCACTACTACCATAGACATAATTCGGTATCCCTGTGACCTCATCGGCCTGTCTCGCGAAGTTCTGATAGACGTTCATCAGAGCTTCTGCATTCATATTCGGTTGAAAGAAGCGGACAGCAGGCTGACCACCACCGGTACGGTCTGAGGTCGTCTGCCAGAGTTTCCACGGGTAGATCGAGGTGACGTCCTCACCATCCGGGAGACGATCGACCAGAACCTCGACTTGAGGTCCGCTGGCCACGCCCATGTTGTTGGCCAGGGAGCGAGCTGCGGCGTTACACATGATCTGCACGTCGCGCATCTGCTCAGGCAGCGCTGTTCCCCAGAACGAGCCAGGGATCTCTGTCCACTGAGCGATATCGTAGGGACGCCGTCCCAGTGGATCAGGGTTAATGATGGCCTTGATAACGTAAGGACCGATCAACCATGCGTTGACCTCGTACTCCTTGTCCTCTTCGATGTCCTCGTCCATGCCCCACTGCATGAGCATGTGACCAGAGACTGAGCCCCAGTACTCGAGCGCCTCAATCAGACCGTCGTTGTACAAGCGGCTATGAGGTTTGCCTTCGAGGTTGTCCCGCTCCTGGTCGCCCATGAGCCACTGGCGCAGACCCTTGTCTCCGAAACGGAGCAGGACCTGTTCGATGTTCTCTTCCGAATACCCAGGAACGCCCTTGAACGCCTGCAGCTCCTTGCGGGACAGACGATGACGCTGGATCAGATAGGCATCGTTGGGACCGGAGCTGTTCGGTGCCGGGTAGATGTCGAACGGAGAAACCCGCTCAAACTCCCGGACGAACTCCGTCATTACGATCGGTTCGAAGTTATTGGCCCATGCCAGCTTCTTACGACGCTTGACGTTGGGCCCCTTGAGGATCGCGCAGGGATAGGTGACAAAGTCATCTACGAAGTCACGGAAGGCCTCGTTGAACTTCCCTTGGGCCATCTGATCTTCGATCTTGCCCTCCATGCGACGGGCAGAGTCCTTGGCCTCTTCCTTCAGCTTGATCATTATCTGATCGTGGACGGCTTCCATCCGGGTGCGGAAAGCTTCCGGGTGGATCTGTGCGCCCATGGAGACGTACTCCATGGCTTCCATGCGGACCAGGTCAACGATGCCCATCTGGATCTCTGGAGGAAGCATCGGCTCCTCAGAGGGCTCCAGAGAGAACGGACGGTCCTGCATGTTAAGCATGACGTCCTTGATCCAAGACTCAGCCGCACGGCACTTCACGTCGGTGAGCATCATAAAAATGTCGGAGCCACCGGTACGGGCAATCTCTGCCGCACGGTCTGGGTCATAGACACCCCGACGTTGACGCTCACACTTGAGCAAACGCTCAGTGATGACTTGCTTGGCGAACTTCGCTCTATCCCACGCCTGATGGATGTGCGCGGCCAGTTCGGTCTCGGCAGTGATGTTTTGGGCTTCTGAACCCTCCACTTCGATCTCCACCTCTACCGGTGGTTGAGCAGCTTGAATCGCCATGTCATACCTTCTGTTTTAAGTCCACGCCCTACTTGATGCCGTCTTGACCGGTCTTGCCCGTACGGGGTTCAGACCAGAGCGAATCCGCAAGCAGGCGTATTGCAGCGCATCCATGATGTGCGACATGTCGTCCTTAACCGGACGGTCACGGAATCGCGCTGGGCCTGAAGTCTTTAATCGTTCATATCGGTAGCGCCCGTTAAAGCCACGGCGCAGTTGTTTGCAGGATGGGTCCAGGATGAAGGCTGGCTGTCCGTCTGACATCTTGGTCAGGAAGAACGCCACCGATTCACGCCGGGGAATCCAGTCGTTGGTGTTGGCAGGCTCAGTCGGGATACCGCACTCGAGCAGTTCCTGCAGACAGGTACGCTCATCGGTCTGGGCCCGGATGTTTCCTGCCGGGTCACCCGCTGAGAACCTTTGGAACCCACCGTACTTGTTCATCAGCACCGGCTTCACCACATCGTTGGCGAACTGCCGTATACCCATATCCTCGGAGATGATCTCCTCGAGAACAACCAGCTGACCTCTCGGGCTCATCTGGGCAATGACACAAGCTGGGGTTAACCCGAAGTCCCAACCCAGAATGATGGGCAAGCCCCGCATGGGCTCCATGGGTTCCTTCGCTACGTGAACCTTGTCGTTGAATTCCGGGAAGACAGGCTTGCCGTCTGCCGTGGTTCCGTAGTTCCCCATGACGAAGATGTTGATCCAGTCATCCGTCTTCGCCCCCAGCATGTTGAGGTAGTAGCCGTACCCATCGGGGAGGTTGTCGATGTTCTCGGCATCGGGGTTCGGCTTGAACTCTTCGCCTTCCTTGTACAATCCACCGGGTTGACGGAAGAATTCCCAACCCTTGGGGGTCTCTTCTTCGGCGATCTTGTAGTACCAGTGGTCGTCGTCAGGCGGGTTGGTATCGAGAATCACGCCAGACCAACTCGGTCCGCCACGCAGCTTGGCGGGATACCGTCCAACCCGTTGGGTCACCATGTCAAAGATCTCTTTGGGGATCTCTGACGCCTCGTTGATCCATGCGCCTGTCAATTCCAGAGACCGCAGCTTCCCCGTCTCTGTTGCTCTGTCTAGAGCCAAGAAGACAATCTCCAGCTCCAGTGCCGTTCCGTCCCCAATGTCGGGGATGTTCATAAAGGCACTGATCGGGGCATCCCAGCGGAACTGACATACGTTCTCTGGGAACCAGGTCTGGAAGGTCTTGATGGTGGTGGACTTCAATTCCGGATAGGTATTCCGGATCACAGCCCACCGGGAGCGTCTGACTCCATCTAGCCAAGGCTTTTGCTTCAGAGCCCTGCCCACAATCTCGGTGCAGCAGCTCGAGGACTTGCCTGACCCTACGGGCCCCATCAGTCCACGGACAAAAGCATTCGATGCATGGAACCGCGCCGCCTGCTTACCAGGTGGGCGGTAGGTTACGGACTCCTCGGTTTGGTCAATTTCGGTCTCGGTCACTTCTTCTCTTCGTTGAAGTTCAAGTTAAAGGTCACCCCATTCGGGTTCATGTCCATCTTCACGTCTGAGAGGTTGGGCAGGCTCTTATCAAGCAGGATCTTGATCGACTGAACCTGACCCGGGGACAGCTGAACCTTACCCTCGATGTTCTGCATCAAGCGGTTGATCAGCTGAGTCGCCTGGATCTTTGCCCGGACCTCATCACTGTGTCGGATGATTCGTTTGCGTGCTGCCATAGTTATGCTTCCTTGTGCTTCTTAGCCATCTCAAAGGATTGGAGAAACTGGAGAACCAGGTGACGAAAGTCGTCTCTTGTCTGGATGGAACGTAGATCAACATCAGCTTCATAAGCCTTCGGCTCCCCATTGATGTAAACCACGCCGCCTACCGTCACGATCCATGGAGCCAACTGGGCTCTCTCGTCAGACGTGTAACCGACTTGTGCGTTGCGTAAAGGTTCGCAGCTGCGTTGCAGCATGCGTTCAAACTCCTGGATTTGTTGAATCAAGTAACTCTCCTGAAAGGGTTGGCCCGTAACGTGGAGCCGTACGGCCCGTTCACGGAGCCAGGAGTTCCGAGAGAAGACGCCGCCCGGACTGCCGGTGTTAGCCCACCTCCGGCTGGGGTACAGCTGAAGAAAGAGTCGGGACCGAGACCGTGGCCTTTGGTCTCACGCACGGGTTTCCAAGGTTCTCCCGACCTCGATGTGCCAGGCATAAGGGCTCTTACGTTCCCCCTGCATTCTGGTCATCCGTATCACTGCGTCTGTCCCAACACGGATAGGGACTAATCAATCCCTATGCGTCTTGAAATAAACGGCTAGGAGAGGCTCATTAGCCCCCGGGTATGCCTACCTATGGTCCCGTACCCACCAGGCCGTTGTAGGTCGTTTTGGAAGGCCTAGAACATATCTGGCCAGACCTTGTTGCTCTTCTCGATGTTCAGGCTTCCTGGAATCACTGCCAGGTTGTGGCTGTTGTGCAGCCCACAGACCGTCTCTCCCTTCAAGGGAACGACATGGTCTACATGCCAAGCAAACCCAAACATCCTTCTCCTAAGCTGCTTGAGCCTAGAAGCCTCCCGTTCGACCAGTTGGTCTAGCTCAGGCTCCCAGTTCGTAACAGCCTGAAGCTTCCATGCTCTGCGTTTATTAGCCAAAGCGGTCATCAAAGCGCTATTGGCCCTCTTCCAGACCTTCCTGCGCTCTCTTTGGTACTCCACCGTCTCCTGACGGTAGCCAGCCTGTCTGGCTAGAACCGCTTCTCGGTGCTGCTCGTAGTACCTACGGCACAGCTCTCTTCGTTTCTCGGGATCTTTGTATGGCATCTCAGGTGAAAGGATCGCGTGTCTGGTGGTGATACTGCTGGGAGGCTCAAACCCCCGTATGCAACGCCTCTAGGTCCATCGGGGGGTACCTCGTACGCACCGTACTAGGGTTCTATTGATGGCTCATCAGTAGAACTACCGCATCAACTCTAGCGTTGAGACGTTCGTGTGTCAGAAACGAACACTATCGCTAGTGCCTCTGCTGACCGCGAATGTCTTCCCGGACGCTGGGGATCGCACCTCCCCTCGATGAGGGTGGTGCTCTCCCTTGATTTCATTACACATTTCCCAACTGACTAGGAGGCTCGCATGCCTGATTACATCTTCTCGTTCTTCGTCTCAGCCGTATTGGCTCTCTTCACTCTGTTGACCCTATCGACTGAGCCAATGATGGGTGTTGTGTTTCTCGTCTTCGTCTTTGTCTTCCTCTGTATCGGGATGTACCAGATGCACCTGGAAGACTCTCGTTGATCTTGGGGATCTCTCCTGCCCCCCTCTTATGAGGGGGCAGTCGATCTCTCTCTTTTGTTTTCTCTCTCGTTACTAACCTACTAAGGAGTTCCTATCATGGAAACTGTTACATCTGTTGCTTCTGTTATTCCCGCTTCTATCGCTGCACCGACTGATCGCCAGCTTGCTCGCCTCGCTGAACTCAATATCCAGCACGGTGAGATCTCTCGCGCTCAAGCGTCTGCTCTCATCTCCGCTGCCATTGCCGAGCGGGACATGCGCCCTGCCACTGATAAGCAACGTGGTCGTGCAGCTGTCCTTGGCGGTCGTGACCTCCCGGGCGCTGGCGTCCGCGAGATCTCTACCCAGATCGCACTGCTCGAGGCACTTGCTGTCTTCGCAGCGTCTGGCACTACCGATCCCGCTGGCATCCGCTTCGCACAAGTCGTGCGTGAGCGTCTCTGCCGCACTGTGATTGCTCGTAGCAACTAAGCCACACCGGGGGTCGTCGCAAGGCGATTCCCCGGTTTTTGCTTCTGATCCACTCACGTCTCAATCTTTATACGCAAGGAGATCCAAGTGAACGAAACCCCTAGCTACATGAACTTCCTGCGCTCTGAGA